TCTCTCGCTACATTGACTTCTACAACAACAAGCGCATACACTTAGGCATACAGATATAATTATGAGAAAATCAAGCAAGGGCTTTAAGCATAAGCCAAAACAAGCCCTGACTGAAAGTCAATTGACCGAGTCAAAGCAGGTTATTGCCCAATCACTTAATAATGACCCGACAATCTTCGACTTGCCCGAAAGCAAAAGAACCGTTGATGATATAATAAACTTCTTTATGAAGATTATGGAGGGTGATAATATCCAACGACTTTTACCAAAAGAAAAACAACAAGTAGCAGTCGATAAAAATATCACTAAACGCAAATTAGCCGACGCTTGAGTTGATTTAAGACGACATAATGATTTTATATGGTAAATATCAGCAACTCCAAGTCGAAAGCCCTGACGATTACAAACGCTATCACAAAGGCAAATTAGAATATTACCAAGAAGCAATGATTCAAAATAAAGCCGTTATTGCTAAATTAGAGCGAGAATTAGCTAAGTTTAACGGCAGTTGCCAACCCACAAAGAGTTTGTTGAACTCATCAATTCTTATCTGGAAACCATACTTTCAACCACCGATATCATTGAAGAGGACATGATATATAATAAGCTGGTGTTGAACCTCCGAGCTGGCGACAATGCAGTATCTTTTATAAAGTCAAATCCACCATATAATTTAATGGTGGATTTAGAGAAAATTCCATTTGGCTGGGATGGAGGGATTCGAACCCCCGAATGCCGGGACCAGAACCCGGTGCCTTACCGCTTACAGTTTGAAATGAATAGACTTCGACAAGAATCGAAGTCTTTTTAATTTTCACGAGGTTACCAGTTCATGATTCTGATAACTTCGTGCAGAGTTAACAAACTGCGCTGTTACGATTACGTAAGCGGCACCGAAAATGAGCGTACGGCGAATTAAGTAATATCTCTCGCGACAGATTACTCAAATAACGGTCCAGGCGTAATACGAATAGGGGGTTAGCATTTTAATAATTTGGTTTTATTCTAGCGAGCAGCGCTGAGCGGCTTTTAATAGTCGCTAGCACCTTTCTGTTCTAGCTAGCGTTCGAGTGATGTTTTATTTCTCATACTCATAACAACTATAAAACAAACTCTTTATCTCATGATGGTTAAAAACTCGAACGCTCAGCGCTGCTCGCTATTACAGGTTTTCCGACTTCCTGTAAAAAAAGCGGGCAGCAAAAAGAAGAACCACCCAAAAGGGTGGCACTACAGCCATTATAGCATATGGCAGATTGTGAAGTAAATATGGAAACTAATTATATAGAAAACAAAAAGGAGAACACTATGAAAACTAAAATTGAAACTGTTAAAACTATCGTAATCACTATTTTGGTTACGTCGATAATTGCGTTTGCTGGCGGTATGCAGTATCAAAGGATGCAGCATGATCAGATGAAATCTGAAGCTGCTGCGATTGTTAAGAACGTAAAAATCGACGTGTCAAAACAGTAGCGGTGGCGAAGCGGCAGCCATCGCTTAGGAAAACTGCCGCGCCAAAGGTTGAAGCTTCGCCTGTACCTCAAAAACCTGCTGTGGAGGCAGCGAGTGCAGGCGGCTGCGAAAGGTTTCAACCTTTACTTCAAAAATACGACTGGGATACAAGAATAATGCGGGCGATCATGCAGGCAGAAAGTTCCTGTAATGAAAACGCTACTGGCGATACGAGCCTGACTTTTACACAAAATGGACGAACATATGGCTATTCTGTGTCTTTATTTCAGGTGAGGATTTTACCAGGCAGAGAGGCTTGTGATTCGCACAACCCAGAAGTAAACATCGACTGTGCTTATCGCGTTTGGAGGGCGCAAGGTTATAAAGCATGGTCGGTGTATACGAATGGCAAATATTTGAAATTTTTATAAAAAGGAGGGTATAGATGGATGATCCATTTACTATATGGACACAAGATCTTGTTCCTGGCATGACTGCCAGAATCATAAAAAACGACGAGCGAGATGTGATTGAATTTAATCTGATGGATCGCGCTAAGGCTATCGTAGGTGTCGGGTGTCATAGAAACGGCAGAAGATGGGCCACAATTTATGAACATGAAGCTGAGAATGAACTGCAAGAAGCGGTGTTGTTACAGTCTATTTTCTATCACTACAAAACGCACGGATTTGACTGCGGCTATTCGTTTGCTGGCACAACTAAATTAAAAGGTATTCTATTCAGGCTAGGCATAAAAGAGCGCGAAAAATATAAGCGTGTTTATCGATTGGACGAGCAGAATGTCGATAGTTAAGAAAGACCAATCAATTGTCACCAAATATATCATACGATGGTTTGATGAAATTGGTGCTAAGCGCGTTGCTGTTCGGTATAGCCGAAAATCAGCGCGCTTGGTAAAGAAAGCCTATAAAAAGTATCATCCTGAAATCAAAAGGATTACTTTTGATCACGGATACATACTGGAAGACAAGATTGTTTACTGAGAGACTTCTATTATGGCAACCATAGATATAAAGCAAATAAAAGCTAAATTGCATGAAAAGATTCTTTTAGCAAAGAAAAGTAAACAGGATAAGTCTAGTAAAAATGAAGACAAGTGCGATCATGAATGGCAACGCTATAAAGAAACGATTGTGCCGGCTCGCAGTGATGAAAATATAAAGGCTGGTTCTGTTTATACGAAAGGACAGGCTTACTTCATTACAATGGGCTGCACAAAATGTCATAAAAAACGAAGAATATCTATGAAAGTTGAGGAGCATTAGATGGCTAAATATAGACTACTTAAAGATTTACCAACGTTCAAAGCTGGAGATATATTTTATATGTCAGAGTACGGCGACCTGATTTATGATGGTGATAATGTCAGTATTAAAACCTGTACATGGCAAATACTCGAGAGGTTTCCAAATATTCTCACCGATTGGTTTGAGGAAATCCAAGAAGAGCCGACAGATAGTATTCATTGGAAGCCTAGAATTGGCGAAAAATGTTTTATTCTTGAGAATGCCAATATAAGACCAACACTTTTCACTGGAATGCTACGTGATTACAATGCTTGGCGTACTGGCAAAGTATTTCGCACCGAAGAAGAATGCGAAAAAGCCCGCGACCGTGAACTAGCCGAAGTCAGACTACGCCGAACCTCAGAATTTAAGCCAGACTTTAAGAATAAGAATACTGGCAACGGATACGTTGTCGGTTACGACTACTTAAATAAAAAGCTATTCATCGAGAGAGTGTTGTTTCGCGATTATGGTGAAGCTGTTTACTATGAGACCAAAGAAGAAGCTAAAATATCCGTCGAAGAAAATCGAGAAGACTGGTTAACTTATTTTGGGATTGAGGAGGAGAAATGAAATAATAAGGAGAACTTATTCATGAAAGTAAATAACAACAGCAATGGCATCGGTTTTGTCGGTGCGCTAACTATCGCATTTGTCGTACTTAAACTAATGAAGATTATTGATTGGTCGTGGTGGTGGGTATTATCACCATTGTGGATATCTACGCTTGTGGTGATAGTCGTGATTGCCGTAGTTTTCTTGGTTATTTGGCTGAAGGAAGTTAAAAGAGGATAAATTGTCGAATGCCAATAAACTACACGATTTCGTGTAAATAAGGAAAAGATATAAATATGATACCTAAAATTGAATGGTGTAATTGGGTATTTTCTTGCACAGATAACATGGACAACGACAGGTGGATAGTAAAACGCGATTGTTGCGACGATGAGATATTACTTATTCGAGGCGACAGTAAAAACTGGAAAGCCTACCAAGCATCGCTGAAGCCATACCCAGTGGGAGGCTTCCCCGATTACGGTTCTAGGTGTCCTAATTGCCACAAGTACATAAACTACGTTAACCCATATGACGACGGCGAAACGTGGATAAACGTCAACTAAACCACTAATTTTGTGGACATAAGAAAGGAGATCTAAATGAAAATCATAGCAGAAAATCCAGCCGAAGAAGCCCTACTGTGGCGCATTAAAGCCCTGAGTGACGAGCTGGTCAATCAAGACAATAGATCCACTAATATGCCAGTATGGACGATCCTAGATAATAACAAAGCCGGCAAAGACTATGGCGCGGTCATGTACTTTACTGGCAAAGCTGCCGAGCGGCACATCGACGAAAACGATCATCATTACAAGAATCCAACGACATGTGTTCGTAGCGCTCACGACAACCGAGAGTTGAAAGATGTTATTCACCTACTCATTCTAGCTGGCAGCAATGAAATACCAAGTAACCATTATGGAGTTTTGAGAGATGCGTGATATTAACTTCCGCGCCTGGGACAACCTAGAAAAAAGAATGCGCAAAGTCGTATCGCTGCATTGGCAAGGCGACAAACTTGTATCAGCTAGGCTTGAGGGTGATAATGAGCCGATTCCGATCGAGGGACGGTTAGTGATTGAGCAGTTTACGGGCTTAAGCGATAAGAATGGCGCTGAGATTTGTGCGGGAGATATCCTTAAGTCCAAAATATACGGCAAAACGTTTACTCGCAAAATTATTTATTGTCCGAGATTAGCAAGTTTTGGCGTAGAGGCACGGATTGGCAAAATTTTTTACTATACAATTTCAGAGCTGTGGCAGTTACAAGTTTCTGTTCTTAAGGTTGTTGGTAATGCTCACGAAAACCCTGAATTATTGGAGGAAAGATAATGACAGACGAAGATTTGAAAACTCGTATTAAGTTTATTGTAGACAGACTATCTTTTAGGATTGGCGATTTAACCCTGATGTACGAGCATAAACAAGTTGACCCAGACGCCTTCTACGAAGAGGTCAACGACACAAAGAGCGACTTTGTTAAAAGTATTATGAAGCTGGTTAGAGAACATGAGCAGTTATTGGAGGAAGAATGAAAACTACTCCAACATCCATACTCGACGCCTGTTGCGGCGGTCGTATGTTTTACTTCGACAAAGACCACCCAAATATTCTGTATATAGATCGCCGGCGCGAAACTGTCGAGATGAAAGACAGAGATAAGATTAGGACGCTGGAGATCAACCCAGACTTTGTTCTGGACTTTACAGATATGAAGTTTCCTGATGAGTGCTTTAATTTTGTCGTCTTCGATCCGCCTCACCTAATCAACTGCGGCAAGAATAGCTGGCTCGCCAAGAAATATGGCAAGTTAGACAAAGACACCTGGCAAGAAACCTTAAGCAAAGGATTGAGCGAATGTCTGCGCGTCGTCAAACCTGGCTGTGTTGTCGCTATGAAGTGGAGCGAGCGCGACATTAAAACCACTGAATTACTAAAAATATTACCTCAAAAACCAGCCTTTGGCGATAAATCTGGAATGACGCGGTGGTTGTTTTTTGTGAAAGGAGTAAATGAGACATGCTTATAATAATCGCAATAATTTTCGCAATCATTATATTAGTGTCTGTAATTGTGCCGGCAATTGAGGATGAGATTGAGTATCGAAGATGGCTGGATGAGATTAAAGAGAGGAGGAAGTAATGAAACGCAAAACATTTATTGAAATAATAGCACATATTCAAGCACAGCAGCGCAGGGATAGCGAGATAAGTCAATTACTTGGTGATATAACCGACGAAACCGCTGTCTACATAACACAACTAGTAACTAATCTGGTTATTACGCTTGAAGCTGAGTTTAATGACGCTGATCAAATAATTAGCTGGTGGCTTTGGGACGCACCGAATGCTGGCGAAAGACCAGAGCATTGCTACATCACCGACGAAAAGCGTCGTAAAGAGTGGCACGTTACCGACGCTGGCAAGCTATATGATTATTTGGTCGAAATGCAGAAATATATAAAAGAGGAGAAAACCAACTAATGAACTACGAAGTCTTTAGTGTGTCATTCTCAATTGTCAGCGCCGCCGCCATAGCGCTAGCGATAATGGCTCTTACTATATACGGCGCAATAGAAGTGTTTAAGCTCGGCATATGGTGGCACAAAGAGCGTGTTAAATATAAGCATGAACTCTCTATAAAACAGCCGCCCTATGATGAGGTTAGAATACGCAGGGAGTGGAAACCATTTGATCACATTGTGGTGGTTGAGCTAATTAAAAACGGCGAAGTGATTCATTGCCAAGATATTGAAAGCAAGGAGCGTATATAAAATGAAGCGATCAGATAGATTACTTATGACTATGTTTTTTATATCAACCTGGATACTAATTGAACATGATTATTTGATGAAAGCAATCTTTTCTGTCTTATGGATGATAGTGGCGTATTCCTACGTCAAAGAGGTCGTACTAAATGAAGAATAAAATCAAAGGACGCAACTACAAGATGCCGACGTCAAAAGTCTATAAGCTAAAAGAGCGCCGCGCAAAGCAATTTATTCGCAAGCAGCTAATAAATAAGAATGGGGCAGTGTGTGCAATATGCGGCAATCCGATTGAAACAATGAAAGATTGTACGATTGATCATATCATCCCGATTAGTAAGGGCGGTTTGACGACGATTGAGAACTGCCAGTTGGCGCATAAGAATTGTAATGTAAAAAAAGGTGATAAAATATGACTTCTTTTAATCTTACGATTAGCGGGCAGGTCCCCAGCAAAAAGAACAACAAGCGTATTTTGAAAAACTCACGCACTGGCAGTAGATTTATTGCTAACAGCAAAAGATTCAACGATTGGTATGAAATGGTTGTTAAGGAAATGACCCTTGTTTCTAAAAGTCGTAAATTCAGAAACACGAAGCCCACAAATCCTTTAGAAGTGACGATGGTTTTTTATAATAAAGACAATATCCGGCATGACCTCGACAATATGGCGAGCAGCATACTTGATCTACTAGTTGATGTTGGTTATTTAGAAGATGATTGTTGTGGAATAGTTAACCGCTTGATAATAAGTTTTGGCGGTCTTGATAGAAAAAATCCTCGCGTGGAAGTGACTGTAACAGAACTGGCGAAATAGTTACTTTATGTTATAATAATAGAAGTTATATTGGAGGGCAGCGGTGATAAATCTGGAAGGCACTGAAAGCTATGGTTACGATGAATGGTTAGAGTTTTTTAGAAAAATACCTGCCGCTGAATTGATAGATTCCATAGAAGAACTAAAAGCGAGCCTTCCTGGCGATGGATATGCGGCTGCTATGCGCTGGATTGATATCTTTGATAATCCTGGCAAAATGGACAAGCTGTACAAAGGTAGGCTCGACAAAGAGACTGAAACTGACATTATGGATCTTGCAATTGGTGATGATGACGAGAAGTTTTACGAAAGCTTGATTCGCCAGAATGTTGAGCAGCTCACCTCGTCAAGCATTTCGCAGCAGGAAGTGGCGAGGTTGTCGCAGAATATTAATATCTTTAGAAAAGAGCTGCGGGACATTCGGTCTCGTCGTCCAAAATCTGGTTCGGTCCTGGAAAAGGTGCTAGCAAAGGCGGCAGCGCCCTCTAATGCCGCGAAAAAAGCCAAAAAACCAGCCAAATCTACACCTAAAAAGGCTAAAACCGCACCTAAGGCTGTAAGAGCAACGAAAAAGAAAAAGGTGATTAAGGATACCTCTAATGCCGCGAAAAAAGCCAAAAAATAACCAAATACCGCGAATTGATTTATATATTCCTGGCAACACCGAAAAGGCTGAGCTTTTATTTGAACTGCTTGATGAATATGGTATGAAGCTGCTTCCGTGGCAGCGTTTGGTACTGCGCCGCTGGCTGGCTGAGGACGAGGATGGTAATTTCGTCAATCTTGATTGCGGGTTGAGCGTGCCGCGCCAAAATGGCAAAACGGAGATTATTGTAGCACGAATTATTTATGGTATTATTTTCCGCAGAGCTAAAGGGCTATTTACCGCCCAACAGCAGAATACGGTTGATGTTGTTCTTAAGCGTGTGCAAGATTTTTTCTATGAAAATGAGCATCCAGAAATATTCAATTTGTTAACGCCCAGATTTCGTAAAAAACCAAGGAACTATAAGTTTATTGAATTTTTGAACGGCGCTGAGTATTATTTCTACACCAGAACACGCATGGGCGGTTTGGGATCGACTAACGATGATCTGATATGCGATGAGGCTGCAGAAATGCTCGATTCGCATCAATCAGCGCTGATACCGACGACATCAGCCGCGCGAACTGGTAACCCGCAGATTATTTATGCTGGAACGCCGCCAATGGCTGAAACGGTCGGTGAAGTGTTTGCGAGGAATAGGCGCAATAAGCTGGCTGGCGCGCCAGGTGTTTGGACTGAGTGGGGAGTTGAAAAGATTACTGACGTACATGACAAGGAAGCTTGGTTGGCTACCAACCCATCACTGAACATATTTTTGCTTGAAAAGGTGATACAAACTGAAGCCGACAGCATGACAATAGATGATTTCAATCGTATGCGGCTTGGCTGGTGGGCTGGTGTTGAAAACAAGCGCGCAATTAAACAGTCAGACTGGGACGATCTTGCTACTGAGAAGCCTGACTATGATGACGGCTTTAAGCCTGTATATTCTGTAAAGTTCTCCCCAAACAGAAGCTCGTGGTCCCTGGTAGTTGCGCAGCCACTACAAGATGGTCGTGTGCATGTCGAGGTGGTGATGAGCCGCCCGATGAGTGAGGGATTTCATCGTTTATCGAAATGGCTGATCGAGCGTTGGAGGCAAGCAGCAGTGATTATACTTGATGGAGCGACTGGAGCACCGATACTATTTGAGGAGCTTATAAAGGCTGGCGTTCCTAAAAAGCGTATCATTCTTCCGAACATGAAAGAGGTGGTGGCAGCACATCAGTTTATGAGAGACGCTATTGATAGGGGTGAATTGTCTCACTATAATCAGCCGTTACTGAATCAAACGGTCCGCATAACAAAAGAGCGATCGTTTGGTCGGTATGGTGGCTTTGGCTGGGAGAGTATGACCGATAAATTATCGACCGCGCCGCTCGACGCTGCAACGTTTGCTTTTTGGGGACAAAAGGTATTTCCGAAAAAACAGGTTACTGCTAAAGATAGAAAAATGAGAGCTGATCGCTGGCAGAAAATACTGAGTAGTCTTTAGAAAAATTATCAAAAAAAGTATATAAAATACGTGTAAAATGCTTGCATTGTGCATGCATATTTGCTATACTAAAGACAGTCAAGCGAGGCATATTAACAATTAGAGGATACAACAATGAAACTAATCACAATAAAAGCTTTCATCGGAAGCGACAATCAAACCAAACAACTCAATGTCGATACAATCGTATCAATCGTAAATGCAAACCATGAAGCCTTTACTCTACAATACCCAGTCATTGGATATTGGAGGGGTGAAGCTGAACAAACTGCGGTACTTTATTTATCAGATGAACGCCAAAAGGTAATGGACACGCTCAGCGAATTGAAAGAGGTGCTAGACCAAGAGGCAATCGCTTATCAAATAGAGAATGACCTGCAGCTAATCTAAACCAAACGCCTCGCTTGGCGCTAGGGTATCCTCATAAAAAAGGAGGCGAATATGCCAATAGTAAATCAAATCACTAAAAAGGATGGCAAGATCATTAAGACCAAGGTTGACGTGCCTACGCCAATTTATAATGTGCGAATCAAGCAGGAGGTGTACGAACGCTTAGTTGTGTTAGCCGCAGAGAACGGGCGCAGTATAACCGGTGAGATAAACTACCGGCTTGAGCAATCGCTTAAAAAGTAGTATCATATCTGAGCGATTGTTGTGATTAGCGGTCGTTGTTGTAGAGCGCCTTGTTTGTCAGGGCGCTTTTCCTTTTAGTAAAATAAGCCCCACCTTACCAAGCTCTCGAATTTGGCGTAGGGTTGATATCATCTGGTAAATCATCCCCCGGCATCTTAGCACCCTTCCGCCTATTACACACTCTATGAGTAAGCTGCAGGTTGTCGATATCATAAGGCGAACCGCCGCGTGAAACTGGGATAATCTCGTCTAACTCTGGAGACATTGGGCTACCTGCTGGTAAAGTTTTATCGACTTCACGGCCGCAGATACCACAAGTATCTTGCATAGCATAAACTCTTTTGCGCAGGTCCTCTCTTAGTTTTGGGAACTGTCGTCGTGGATCTTTTGCTTTTGCATACTTCCGTCGCTGTGCCATAAATTTATTATAAAATAGTATAGTACTTTTGTAAAAGATTGACATGATATAATTTTTATGGTGGCGGGGAGGGTGTATATCCTGCTAACAGGGGTGCCAAGCGCGGTGAGTGGGGCTATTTTCACGCGAGGAAAAAAACGAGTTTTTTTGGCGGCGCGCGATTGGTTGATTTAAGGGGTGAATAATTGTATAATATTGGTATCATGACGGAGGGACAACGTGATTATTTGGCGGATTTGGCGCTGCGGAAGGGTGTGGTGCTGGAGGACACTGACAATAAGTCGGTTGCTTGGGCAAGTAAGAAAATTGACGAGTTAAAGGCGATGGATGACGTTGAGTTTTCAGAGCCAACGACAGGGTTTTCAAAAAAAGTCACCACAGCCGTGGATAATATCATCAAGGGGATACAGGCATGGACTTTTCAGAAATAACGCTGGATACGTCTGGCGGTGTAGACAAGGTAGTTGCGGCGATTTTACGCGAGGGTATTTCGCCAGATGAAAAAATAGAGTTGGTGGCGGATGTGCTGAAGCGGACTGGTCGCGAGCTGCACGGCAAGCTGTATTCGCTATCGAGCGAGGTGTTTGGCTCGGCGGCGATGCTGAGCGACGGGTATGGCGCGGAGATGGCTGATCAGGCGGAGCGGCTGGCAGTGAAGATCGTGCGTAACAGCGCGCTGAATCGGCAGACTTCCGCGATGCTGCTGAAAGAGTATTGCGATGTAGTATTGGCGGCGGCGCAGCACGAAGCTTTTACGAATGCAAAGTCTATGCAGAAGCACCCGACATTGACACGGCGCGCTAATGTCGGCAAGCCAGACTGTGCGTGGTGTCAGAAAAAGGCTGGAGTGTATACTAACCCGATAAGCGATGATTTCAAACGCCACCGCAAGTGCGACTGCGTGTTTGAGGTGAGCGGTTATAATTCGCGTAATGGCGTGCTAAAGAATTTTAAGAAAGGATAACTATGATCGGCATAGATATTGAATTTAAGAACAGACCTAATGAGGACGGCACGCTGTCGAGCTTTACGATCAAGGATTGTTTGGTGTCGCAGACGAGTACGCCGACTGCTACTAAGCCTGAGGTGATGGTGCATATCCCGAAGACGAGCAGCGAGACTGTCGATGGAGCGTGGTTTGATTACGCTGGGCATTCATATCATGTCGTTGGTACGACTGTACCGCTAATCAAAGAAAACACGCCGTCTAGATGGGATAGGTACTGTATTGCGCAGAGAATATACTAAGTCACTGTACCACAATACATTATTGTGTTTGTGTGTAAAAAGTGATATAATATAACCAGTAACTAAGGAGGGTATTATAATGCTTATTCGTAATAAAGAATCTGGCGAAACAATCGAGGTGATGGAGGGTAGTATTATCGCTGAATCTGCTTGGGAAGTAGTGGAGCCAGAACAAGTAGTGGAGCCAGAGCTGGCTAATGATGAAGAAGAGGACGTAGAGGCTTCCGATGATAAAGACACCAAAGCCGAACCTGAATCTGAAGCTGAAGCTGAAGTTGCTGGCAAAAAAAGCAAAAAGTGATATAATATAATCACTACAACGCCACGCTTGCGGCAAATGCGGATAAATAAAACTATTTATTCGCATTTTTTATGGCAGAACTCAAAGATTTTACTACTAAAGAAAAATTAGCCGAAATATGGCGAGCCTTGGACGTTGGCGAGGAAAAACGAGCCGAGGCGCTTATTCATGCGGCATCTGCTCAGTTGCGGCTGATCGCTAAAAATAACAAGGTTGATTTGGACGAAATTATCGAGGAAGACGATAGCAAAGTCTTCGCTGATTCGGTGAGGTTTGTGGTTCTGGCGGCCGTGAAGCGTGCTATGCTGACACCTGCGGATGCGCCGCCTGCAACACAGTGGTCACAGTCGGCCAGTCCGTATTCTGAGAGCATGACATTTACTAATCCTGCCAGCGATTTGTATTTTAAGAAAAGCGAGCTGCAAATGCTTGGATTGAACAGACTGTCTAATAAGTCGCAGATTGGTGTATTGAGGGGAGTTAGGTGATGATACTGGATAACTGGAAATGGGTTTATTCACAGCTTAATAAATCGGTTGGTAAATATCCGTTCTATGAGGGTACATTCAGCTACAGCGACTATGAGACGAGTAAAATTGCACGATCAATCGCTAGGCAACATGTCGGCTGGGGTAGGCGTGCTGTTGAGATGCGCGCAAACAAAACGCGGTTTGATAGGTTTGAAAATGACACTATCGGACTGAATGATATGCTGGATGAATACAAGGTGCGCGAGGCGTTTGACAATCTTAAGGAAGATATCCTGGTATGTGGTATTGGTTTTTTGGCTCTGGCGGGCGACAAGGTGATGCCGTTTACTGCGCTGGAGGCAACTGGTACGTACGATTGGTATACGCAAAACCTGAAGTCTGGCGTGGCGGTGTTCCGCCGCAGCAGCACACCGAGCATTACTGATGGTCCCGACAGCTATATGCAATTCTTCGACAATAAGACTGTTGTCTATGAAGATGGCACTCTAAATACTTACGATAATCGCACTGGACGTCCGCTGATGACCATGTTGACGCACAAGGCTACAACACGCCAGCCGTTTGGTAGAACGGTGCTGGTTCGGTCGTCTCGCGATGCACTAATTGACGCTAGCCGTACAGTTCGGCAGGCTATCATTGCGGCGTACCATTACAATACCAAAGTAGATATTCTGCTGGGTGTCGATAATGAGACAGACGTGGACGTGATCAAGGCGCAGACAGGCGATATCCTGAAAATTACGTCGAATGAGAACGGTCAGATACCGCAGGTTGCGCAGTTTGCACAGCACGCTATGGCGCCGTTTAACGATTCGCTGCTGATGTCAGCGCGTAATTTTTGTGCTGATACGAAGCTGTCGTTGAATAATTTGGGGCTGGCAAGCAATGCGCCGCAGTCGCCTGAATCGCTAGAGATTGTCGGCGATGACCTGCGCGAAGCGATCATTGAATGGCAGAAAGAGATTGGCAACCAACTGAAACACTTCGCGATGACATTGTGGATGCACAAGAATAACGTGACGAAAATAGACGATAATTTACGGCAGAAGCTTGACGCTGTTTTACCGGTATGGCTGCCAATTTATCGATCCGACATTAGCAAGTTTGGCGACGGCTTGAATAAGGTGGCGCAGGTAGCGCCAGGCATTGTGATGCAGCGGTCGGTGTGGCGTAATGCAGGTTTAGCTAGTAGTGAAATTGATCAAGTTATCACGAGTATCGTTGATAATTTACAGAACAACTCAAAAACTGAATAAATACTATGATTATTGCTTGTGTTTTTGTAAAGCATGTATTATAATATGGGTACGTATACTTTTGACGGAGGGAATAAAAGGGTGACATATTACACCAAAAACGACGCAGGCGAATTTACAGAAGTCAACACAGATGACATGTTTAAGGAGCGACACGAGCGCTGGGTCAAGAACGAATCAGCAAAGATTCGCGAAGACGTAGAAAAATCAGTGCGTGACGAGCTTACGAAAACTATCACTGAGCAGGCTGAGAAAGACGCTAAAGAAAAATATCAACCTCAAATTGACGATTTGACGTCGAAGAACAAAGATTTAGAGACGACAATTCGACAGAAGACCATTGCCGCTGAGTATGGCTTCAAGCCTGGCACTGAGAAATATCTTGGTACTGGCACCGAGGAAGATATGCGCAAAGAAGCTGACAACTTGAAAGAAAAGTTTGGCGGCGGAGCAACCGCACCGAACCGACAGCAACCAGGTAAAGCTAGCGCGATTCAGACGCGTACAGGTGTAAAGATCACGGTCTAATTAACCTAACTATTATCCAAGGAGGGTAATATTATGGCAGTAACTGATCTGCACACAATTGATATTGCTGAGCCGCTTGATAAGATGTTTTCAACTGGCGGTACTTTTCCAGGAGCTGTATTATCTTTAGTCCCTGAGACGCCGGCTATTAATATCGGCGAGAACAAGCCGTTTGTGATGGAAGGTCGCGCTCGCGGTGCGCTTGTCCACGAGGGCGGCGCAAAGCCTGACAATGGTCGCCAGGTGAAATCTAAGCCGTTCACGACAGCGAAGCTGGTTTATTCACAGCGCGTCACTGAAGAGTTCATGCGCTGGGCAGAAGCAAAACAGGCTGACTTTATTAGCCGTTTAGTTGACAACTGGCTGACGAAGTCGCTGGGGTTAGACCTGGATACTATCGTGCTACATGGTATGAATCCGGCTACTGGAACGGTTGACTCTGATCTAACCACTTATATGACTAAGGCTGGATCGAGCATTCTGGTGCCAACAACCGGTACTACTGCGACAACTCTCGATACAGACTTTGCCACAGCTGTCACCGAGCTGGATGAACAGAACATCAATGGTGTGATTATTTCAAGCGATGCATCCAAGCTACTCTCGACTATTCTTGAGGGTAACCAGAAGAAATATCCAGAGCTGGGTGTATTCGGCTTGAGTGGTAATATGTTGTCTGGAAAACCTGCTGCAACATCATCAGAAGTTGCGCGTGACAAGAAAACTAAGCTGGTGCTTGGTGACTGGAGTCAATTGCTTCTCGGCTTCGCTGGATTAGCCGAATGGCGCGTTCACACCGCTGGTGACTTTGACAACACCGGCAAAGACTTGGCTGGACACAACCAAGTTGGTATCCGCATGGAGTTGCCGTTTGGCTTCCAGATTTTGGACACTAAGGCGTTTGCTGTTGTAAAGGCGGCGTAACATGGGCAACGACAAGAGCAATATCGCGATTGGTTTGCCTAACCCAAAGGGCGCTCTGTATTGGGCGCCTCTGGGGACACCGCTACCGACTGACGCCACTACGGCACTAGACAATGCGTTCATCAACTTGGGCTATGTTACCGAGGATGGATTGACCTCGAGTACGGCGGAAGAGGGCGACGATATCAAGGCGTGGGGTCCTGAGACCGTGGCGCGTAACCAGACGAGCTACGGACGCACCTTTACGTTCAACTTGCTGGAGGTGTGTCGGGCTTCAGTGTTGCAATTCCGCTACGGCAAGGGCAATGTCAAGATTGAGACTGACGGTTCGATTACTGTCGATGATACTGGCGAGGTCTTACCGCACGGCGTGTTTGTCTGCGAAACCATTGAGACTAACAGCGGCGGAGTTCGACGACATCGCCAAGTTCTGGGCGACGCACAGTTTACTGATCGTTCGGGTGATGTAACATTCAACAATTCAGATCCTCTTGCACTGCCAACATCGTTGACGGCGTACAAGTTTGCCGATAGCGCCGGCAAGCTGGTGTATTCCAAGGACTATTGGTCTAAGAATCTCTAGCCTGTGCTAACTGCAAAAGCAAAAAAGACGGCTTGAAAAATAGCCGTTTTTTTGTCATAATATAGTAAAATAATTTTTATGGAGGGAAATATGGCGAGCGAGCCAAAAAAGAAAATTGAGCTTTGGGATGGATTCTCAGTAGAGATTAATACGCAGTTGATGGACGACTTCGATTTCATTAGTGATTTGTCAGAGGCTCATCGAACTGGTAATTTATCTGAGCTGGTGAGTATGTATATGGCGGTTATCGGCGGACAGGAGACGTACGATGAAATTAGGGCGCATATTGAAGCAGAGTATGGGTATCTATCACAAAAAGCGTTGCTGGAGATTATGGAGAAAGTGGATGGATGCTTCCCAAAAGCTGGCAATCGAGCGCAGCGGCGTTCGTGGAAGAATTTAGTCTAGTTGAAGCTGACTTCCAGCAATATTACCATCTGAATTTATTAGAAGCTTGCCCGTACGTCGATGGCCGGCGAAGCGGCTTCTTGCGCTATGCCAGGCTATTTGAGAACTTGCCAGTAGAAAGCAGGGTTTTTCGCAAGCTGGTGCCGGCAGCCAACTGGACATGGCGCGACGAAACGTTGAGCCAAATATTACAAGAGCTGAATATACTTACAACATTAACCTACAATATGAATAAGCGCAAAACTGCTAAGCCTGCTAAAGCTATGAAGAAGTTTGAACCAGAGTATGTTGCTGAAATGCGCAAACAGCTTGATGAGGAGCGTAAGAAGCAGCAGGCAGAAGAACAGGATGACTTAAAAGACTTCTGGCAACAACTGAACCCGAACGCGCAATATCAGGACTAGCTAATTAGTCTATCAAGAGCCTTAGCAATTTCAGCGTCGGTGAAGTTGATAGTTGACTTCTTTTTAATGAATAGTCTCAGGCTGCGTATTACTTCCGGCGACTTAACAGCTTTCCTCATATTATCCTCAGTCAGCGCGTCAAATCGCTTCCAGTACTTGTCTAAGTCGCCTTTTAACACGGATTTCTTAGTAAGGTTGACTAGGTGCTTAGCAGCAGTGCGGATTGTTGACAGATTTGTCAGGTCATATGCGAAGATACGCTGCGAGCGGATCGGCTTCTCAAAAATGACGCGGTGCAGCTCGACGCAGCGTCCGTTCGTAAGAATGACCCAATCCACGCCCTCATTTGAAGCGTAGTCAACCGCCTGTTTTAAGTGTCGCTCATTCAAGTCGATGGAAGTAGCCTTTGCCTCGACAATGAAGTAGATTTTTTTATTCATCTGAACAACGTAATCAACATAGGTGCCGCGAATCATGTGTTCTGTCTTAATTTCGTCAATGAGCGTATATCCAAGCACTGCGCTGAGTAAGGTATTCACCATCAAACGCGCGGTTGATTCGTCTGCGTTTAAGTTTTCTTTTTTCGTTAGATATTTTTTGCGATACTCGCGCAAAGCTTTCTCACAAGCCTTTTCTTGAAACTCTGTAGCCATACATCCTCTTTTATTACAACTTGCTTTATTGTAACAATATTGTACGTAAAATGCAAAAGACTATACAATGTGATATCTTATAGATATGTCAAATGTGGATTTTATACTTGATAAATCTGGCGGTGCGGACATACTTCGCAACAATCCAGGCATAGCACAAATTCAGATGCAGAATATGAATCGTATTCTGGATACGGTGAGGGCGCAATTTGTAGTGGAGTTTGGCTTTGAGGGAAACTTTGAACTTATGACAGAGCCGACTGCGTTTCGCCAGCGGGTGATGATTAAGGCCGCCGACAAGCGTACCGCTGGTGCATTGAAGACTAAGCCGGGATGGCTAGGGTCTTTCGTCAAAAACCTTAGTATATGATATAATATAATCACTACGACGCCACGCTTGCGGCAAATGCGGATAAATAAACCTATTTATTCGCATTTTTTATGGCAACTTCAATCGGTACAGCATGGATCCAAATAAAGCCTTCGTTAAAAGGGGTTTCTAACGACGTCAAGAAAGCGCTTGGCGATAGCGGCGACGGAGCCGGCAATAATTTTGGCACTAAATTTAAGAGCAGTTTTTTAGCTTCGTCAAAAGCGGCGTTTGGAGAGGCGTTTTCAGAGTTTGGTAAACGCTCTGATGAAGCATTCTCTAAATTTAAGTCACTAGCAGCTGGCGCAATGGTCGGGCTAGGTGGCATTGCTACTTACGCAGTTAAGCAGTTTGCTGAGTACGAGCAGCTGGTTGGTGGTATTGAAACGCTGTTCAAAAAGAACTCTGGCGAGGTGGTTCAGTATGCCAAGAATGCTTATAAGACGGCGCAGCTGTCTGCTAATCAGTACATGGATACTGTTACTAGCTTTTCAGCTTCACTGCTTCAAGGATTAAATGGGGACACTGCCAAGGCAGCTAAAATAGCCGACATGGCTATCACCGACATGTCCGACAATGCAAACAAGATGGGTACGTCGATGGAGTCAATTCGGTACGCATACCAGGGATTTGCAAAGAACAACTATACCATGCTTGATAACCTGAAACTGGGTTATCAAGGTACCGCTGGCGAGATGGCGCGCCTCATCAACGACAGCGGTGTGATGGGCAAGACGTTTAAGGCGACAGCTAAAAACGTCAGCAGTATTCCGTTTAATAAGGTTATCGAGGCTATACATGCTATTCAAACTAAGCTTGATATTACTGGCACGTCGGCAAAAGAAGCCTCATCAACAATTAGTGGTAGTTTTAATGCTGCTAAATCAGCATTTGATAATATGCTAACATCACTGGCCGATCCAAACGGTAATTTTGAGGAATCGTTTAGTATATTTCTAGCCACTGCAAAGCAATTCTTACAGAATTTGGCACCGGTCATAAAAGGCATGCTGAAGACTGTTTTTGAGGAGATTAAAAAGCAATCGCCAGAATTAGCTCAGGGATTAAAAGACGCCGTGGATATTATTCGCAAGCTATTTGACTTTGCTAAAAGTAATCCAGAGTTAATCGCTAATATTGTAAAGTTAGCTGTTGGATTCAAGGCTCTGCAGATAGCTACAGGCGGTGCGCGTTCTGCGCTTGATACGTTAAAGCCATGGGCAAAACTAGGTAAGGGTATTTTTACTGGCGTCATCGGCGGCGCTCAGACGCTGATAGGTAAATTCAAAGATCTGAAGGCCGCTAAAGGTTCAGTTGATGGTGTGACGAAAACAATGGAGGGCGCAAGCAGCGCAGTCGGTGCATCTGCTGATTCGGCAGCCGGCGGCGTGGATAAGTTATCATCCGCAGTCAAGAAAGCGCCGAGAGAGTTCACCTTTGGTAAGAGTATGGCTAACTTCTTTAAGGAAATGGGGACTTTGGCTGGCGGAGCTGTGCAGGGCGCATGGAAGCCAGTGACGGAGTTTTTCAAGGGTGCAGGCGAGACTGTTGCTGGATTCTTTAAGGCGCTGGCGTCGCCGGATGTGCTGGTGGGTGTGCTGTCATTTACAGCGGCTGCTGCCGGTGTAGCGGCTGCAATCCTGCTGATCGGCGGCGCGCTGGGTATTGTTTCGCCAGGACTAGGCGACTTCTTGAATCTGGTTATTATCCCGCTGGCAGCGTTTTTGGCAGGCACGTTTTTGGTTGTGCTGGCGGCTGTTACCGAAACGATAATCAGATTAACAAATAATGCTGTTATCCCGCTTACAAATGCAGTATCTGGCGGACTTACAAACGTGTTCAATTCAATCGGCGGCGTAATTGAGAGTGCTGGTAATGCTATATCGCGCGTGGTGGATTCTATATCGAATGGAATATCTAGAATCATCAATTCTATCGCTAATTTGATTAGGTCTGTTGGCGGGCAAGACTGGTATGGCACTGGCTACGGTATCACGCGCAACTTTACCGCAGGGTTGCTAGACGGCATGATTGACTTGCTGCAAGATTCGCTGAATAAAGTGATTAATAATATCATCAATATTCCTGGTATCGGCAATGCTCTAAAAGCGGTTGGCGTAAAGGCTAACCCAGTCAATCTGTCTGGCTTTAAGCTGGGCAAGCGGGCGCAGGGCGGAGCGGTTTTCGGTCCAGGCGGCGACACTAGCGATTTAATTCCAATGTTACTGTCAAACGGCGAGTATGTTATTAGGGCGTCATCTGCGCGCAAGATTGGCTACGACAAGCTGAACGATATAAACAGGACTGGCAGCGCTGGCGATACGCTGTATCAGACTATTAACATTAACGGCTATAATCGTGATCCAAAAGAATTGGCTGATGAAATTAGCAAGCAGATAGCCTTGAAAAAACAGAGGGTGATGGGATGATAGTACCAAGCAATAAGTTCACTTTGGCGGCGCTAATACGAGACGACGGCGAGCGGCTGGATTTGACTGGCTCGGAGATACGGCTGAGTGCCGACAATAGCTTGCTGCACCGGCCAGAAGTTGAGTCTTCCGACATAGACTACACCGACACCAATGGCGGCGAGATGGTGCGCCAGCGCCTGGTGTCTTATACTCAAACCATTAACGGATTGATACTTCCTAGGACTACCAGTTTTTGGGATTTGTACAACAAGATAAACAGTTTCTTTACCATTAATTGTACATTTACCTTGGTGTATTGTAGAAAAGATGGCGAGCTATTTGCTATTAAGAATGCCTGGCGAAGCAGCGCGCTGGATTTGCCTGTGCCAGCCGACGAGGGCATTACAGCGTTCTCGACTGAGCTTAAGGTCGGAAATTCGATACTGTTTGAGTATTCTGAAGATAGCAACGGTCATGAAATATACTCAAACAAGCTGAAGTTGGGACGTATATCGGCAGCCAGCGGCGGCGAGGTGTGGGATACTACCGGACAGCTTTACGACACAATCGGCGAGGTGTGGGAGAACGCCAGCGGCGGTTTAAGTAATGCGTTCGTTTCGTCAACGAGAAAAATCTATCCTGTGTGGGTCTTACATGGTCCAGCTGTAAACCCATCTGTTCAGAACAACACAACAGATACTTTAGCTTCTTATCATGGCAGCCTATCGTCAACTCAGACGCTTATCGTTGACTTTTCAACTGGCGAAGCTCGTCTGAACGGCGCTATCGTTTCAAGGAATATTACCGGGCAGCTATCAATTGCACCTGGAAATAATCTGGTCGGATTTGATGTTGAGAGTGGAGAAGATGCCACCTCGGAACTGGAGTGGAATAATGTCATTGGTTAATTCAGACAAGAGACATGAGCTACTGCTATATGTCGGAGATACGCTCATTGGCGATTTCAATGATTTTGCAAAAAACCGAGAACTGAGCGAATCGTTGAAAAGTGAATCAGATTCAGCGACAGCTGATCAGTTTACTTTTAGTATCAATTGGTTCAAGTTCAAAAAACATGCAAAAATACGGCTAGACGATAACCCAGAATCTTTGCTGCGTGTCGGTAAAACGCACATGGTATTTTTAGTGGACGGGTTACCCCGATTTTCTGGCTTTTTGGCGACTAGACCGGCACGCAGCGGCTATGGGTCTGATCAGCAGTTAGACTTAAAGTTTTTTGAACACTTTGCAAGGCTGAGCGGCGATTTGGTGTGTGATAAGAATAACACGCAATCACCTCACCGCGCCTTTTCAAACACACCTGGCCATATATTCGCTCAAGACTTGATTAGTGAGTTTATAGCGCGAGCGAGGAATGCGGGCGAGACTATCAAGTGGAAATTTGGCATTGTTAATGAGCTTAGGCTGAAGACCGTTGAGTATAATGATTTTCAGACGGTTAGCAAGGCTCTGTGCGATGCAATGAATAACGAAACAGGGACTGGAAAGTTTGATGTGGTTTTTCGTGTCAACCCTGACAATCATAACGAGCAGATTATTGATATCCTAAAGCCGCGCGGTCGGCGTAAAAACATCATCATACGATATCCGAGTGACGGGGTCTATAAATTATGGGCGAGCGGTTATGCAGTTGAAGAGTCTGCCGATTATGCTAGTGACGTACTGGTCGCCGGTAACGGGCAGATTGGCAATCCTGAGGCTGGCGAGGATACTGCTGAGCTTGCCAGTGCTAGCAACCATGCGGCCGTTCAGGACAACTGCTATTGGCGAGTTTATGAAACACAATCAAATCTTAAATCTCAAGCGGCAGTTGCAGAGTATGCTCAAAAATCCTTAGCACAACGCAGTTTTGATTCGTTAGTTCCGCAGATAAAGCTTGTGGGGCGGCCTATTGTTTGGGGTGATTCAGCTAACGAAAATAATGGGTTGGCACTCGGCGATGAGTTTCGATTTCAGGAAGAGAACGATGATGGCAGCGACTTCAGCGGTTGGATGCGGATAATTGCGATGGAGACGAGCTGGGATAATCAAGGCGTTGCTACCGTGGCGCCGCACCTGAAGAGGATTGAATAGTGTTCAATGATAATGTTACGCGCCGGCTGATGGCAATAGAAAGTGAACAGAGGGCTCAAAAAGTCGCCGCGCCATTAAACTATGGACAGCTAGCGCAGGAGAGTTTGCCGACGGCTGTCTGGAATGGTTTTATCAGCCAATACCTGGCGCCAGGCAAGACGGTGACAGCTGAATGGGAGATTGTCTTTCAGCGTTCTGACGGCGTGAAGAAAACGCCGCTGGTTCAGCTATCATACAACCATGACCAGGATGTTCATCCGTTCCCAATAGCAGGCGCCCGTGATCCGTATGCTGATGAAGAAAATGGGTGGTGGCTGCAGACAAAAGAGTTAGGCGATGACTATGTTAAATTTACGATACTGATTGACCCAACCGGCTGGTTTTTTCTAGATAGCAACGGGGCTAACTGCACCCTAACCGTTCAAGCTATTTCGCCAGTTTCTGGTACTTTGTCAATAAGGAGAGTGCAATGAACAGCATTGAAAAATGGCTGAGTAAATTAGAGGCAGAATCAAAAGCTCTTAAGCAAGGATTTTACCAATCAGCGACTAAAATACCGCTGCATACACGAACAGCCAGAGCAACAACTACTCCAAATGCATATGCGATGGAGCGTATATTGGTAACATTCACGACAAAAAGCAGAAAGCCAACAATCGCTCAACTTGAAATAAAATCTAACGGTGGCGCAGTGTCTCGCGTTCGTAGGACAAATTATGCGCATGGTGCGCAGTGGGTGGTGTATAGATTCAGTCCAAGTCCATGGGTGCCAACGAATTATGAGTTTGTAGTGCATTCTATGATGGACGGCGTGCTTTCAGCAAGGAATATGGGCGAATGAGTGTTGAATCAAGAATTAGAGCCCTTGAAAATGAAAACGCTGCACGGAAAGTGATATATCCGGTGGCGGCGTCGCTGGTTGATTTTATTCAGCAGATTTCGCAGGTGTTCCATACTAGCGGCGGCGAGAATAAGATAGTCATGATGACTATTAAATTTATTCCAGATATCAAGCCGAAAGACGGTCCTCTTTTTGTTGATCTTTTCCCGCAAGTCTCAGTAACAGGCGATTTTTCTGAACAATTCCCAAAAATGACGTTTCATCAACTAACTCAAGTCGATGGCGAGGCGGCGGTCACGATAGGCATTTATGCCCCATACCAACAAACCGACTACTATGTGCGTGTCATTGCAAATGGTGTTTGTCGTGGTAGATTTACTAAAGTATAAAACATGATATAATATATATAAGTAATCACGTTCACGCTTACGGTAAATGGCGGTAATTCAATCAAAAGGAGAATTATGGCATTTACCAATCCAGGAAAAATAGTAAGAATCAGAACGCGTCCAGGCGGACACGGTAGTGTTTATGAAGCTAATATGTGGGCGCAGCAGCATTCCGACGGACTGTTTTCAGGACGTGGAGTTACTAGAAATACGGTTGCTGACATGAATGTGCTGGTAGGCGGCACGACAGATAATCCAGACGTTGTGCTGGGCAAATTGCCAAGCGGGTTCTTGATCGCGCTTGATATCATTGGTCAGCAGGTCGTTAAGATTACTGCGCCAGCAACAAATAAGCGAATTGCAAGTATTGTAGCTTATTCTGACAACATCGCACTGAACTCTACAGATACTAATATTACAGGCTCACCGTCATCATGCGGTCTGATAGTTGTCTATGGTCCTACATCTGCAACTCCCGTGGCGCCAACTGAATCTCAGATTAGACAGGCTGTGACGCAAGACGGCGCTACTGGCTCGCAAGCTGTTATTGCAGTCATCGCCAACATCACAACCGAATCCTCTACGACCACAATCACGGACGAGATGATTACCATCAACCACGGCAAGCTTATGCCGCATAATATTGATTTGGCGTCGTTCCCTATGTTCGCTGCTACAACCTCAAAATGGGACGACCTACCAGGAGGAGGTATTTCAACGGTTAATTACGATAGCATTGAATACGACACTACCGGCATGTTCGACAAGAGTACTCACCAAGCTACAGTTCCTATGGACGGTATCTACACGGTCTCAGCCAAAGTCGCAATATCAGCGGCTGGGTATGGACACGCAGCTACTGCTACAGGGATGGTCTATAAGAATGGCGCTATGTTGGAAGAGATGGAGCGAATTGTAGGTAGTGGTAACGGGCTTACATTGCTAAGATCGTCTCACACGTTTGATGTGCTTCTTAAGAAAGATGATGTTATCAGTGTCAAAGCGCACTGCTCAGAAAACTACCGCCAATATGGTGGCCCAGCCACCCATAGTAGGTTCTCAATGAGACTAATTACACCGTATACTAAACCTCACCAATAACAATCCATGAAACGCCGTGCCAAGCTGCATCCCTAGCTCCACGGATTATGCGACCTGTGGTATTCTTGATATTTATAACAAATGATATTATAATATAAGCATACTACGTCACGCTTACGGTAAACTGCGGTAATTTCAACTAATAATTTTGGAATAACCGCAGTTTTTATTTATGAGTAGCACAGACGTATCAGCAAAAGAATTTGGAGCCTTGCAGGCGAATGTTGAGCATATTAAAGAAGATGTTATCGAAATTAAAGATATTGTGCGCAATCAAGACTCTGTTAGCCGGCGAGAATATCAAAAGTTAGCTGACCTCGTTGAGCAGCAATCTGGACGACTCAATGCAATCGAGAAAAACCTAGGTATTAATGAAGCCACTTTTACTGGGCAAGTGAAGCGGTTTATGGACAAATATGTTGCGGCTGCGTTTAGTAGCGCGTTAATGCTTGTCGTTATCTGGGCGCTATATGTAACACAATCATCGCAAATCGAGCGGTTGAAAACCGATTTGAACATAACAAACGAAACTGTTCGGTCAAGAGAAAATAAATGACAAGGAGGTCAAATATGAAACTAGAAAAGAAAACAACACGCAAGCTGTCAATCGCGGTTGGTCTGCTGTCATTCGCAGCGTTCATCATCCAGGGGTTGGGTGACATCTGGGGCTTTGCTGCAGTGGCTAAACAGCTCACCGCAACCGCCTTGCTAGTTGCTGGTGGTGTGAATATGTACTTCTCAGGCGTTACCAGCGAGAAGAACAGGCAAGACAAAAAGATGGCTCAGGAGCTTCAAGCTAAAGAGGTGGAAAAATGAAAAAAGTAACTTCAAATCTAAAAAACTTCATAATCAATCGGATAGATGTGTTGATAGTTGCAAGCGTTATCATCATATCATCTGTGTTTTTAATCATAGGCAAGCCCTCAGAGGACGGCAGTATCACACTGGATGGTTCAAAGGCGAAATACTCAAAGTCTACCGAAAAAGCCTTGTGTGAGCTAGCCAAAAAGCGTGAGACGGCGATTGCTGGCATTATGGGGTTAGACGTGCCACAGGATTCCGGCTCGGGCTGTGAAGCACCCGACAAAGAGCTGGCACAAATGGGATCGGGTGTGTATTACAAGACTGACCTCTCAAGTCCTGCGGCGTTTGTCAATGCTATGAACGGCCGCGGGTTTAATGAGGGCTACGGCTTACAGTGCGTGGCAGGATTTAAGCAGTTTATGTTTAGCTTGAGCGGACGCGTCGTGGCGACCAGGACAGGCGGTGCGAGTGGATACGCCAACCAAGTCGGCGAAATCCAAGCACTAGGCTTTACGTGGCATTCTGGACAAGCTGGTATGAAAGACGGGGACTGGGCAATCTTCGGTGGTGGACAATATGGACACGTTGCTATGTACTACCAAGGGAAGTTCTTCGGACAGAATCAAGGCTCAGGCAATATCTATGTTGGTAATGCGTTTAATCTGATGGATTTAGGCGGCTATCGCAACTCAATCATTGGCTATTACCGACCAAACATTTGGAACGGCACTGCTAGCGCGCCAGTAGCTCCAACGGCCAGCTCAAAAGCAGTTAATGACCAAGTGGTTGCAGATGTATTAAAGGGTGTGTACGGTAGCGGTAATGATTGCGTAGCGCGGTTACAAGCCGCTGGTTACAATTCGGCAGAAGTGCAAGCAGCGGTGAATGCTCGCGTAGCAGCACAAGCTCCACGAGTTAGCGCGCCGGCTTCGACAGGTTACGTTCAGCGAAGTACTGGTGGTTACGTCGTGCGTCGCGGGGATACGCTCGGCGATATCGCACTGAGGAATGGCTGGCATGGCACGAACGGGCTGTTCGGTAATTCTGGCTATACGCAGCGGCTGGCTGAGCGAAATGGGATTGCTAATCGTGGGCTAATTTATCCAGGACAAAGGATCAATCCATGAATCTACAGAAAATAACCATCACAAAATCAAGCCTGTATTTTCGCGAATGCAAAGCTTGCGGCTGCGTTACACTACATGTCGGCAAGACCACTCCGCAAATGCCAGCAGGCTCAACGTACAATGATTGCTTACAGTGCCTGGTTGACGCGCACGGCGTGCCAGGCTTAAGCCGCTGGCATGATCCGAAAACTGGCAAACTACTGACTGAGCCGCGAGGTAAGACGCCGCCAGTGGCAAAAGGTTAAACTATAAAGGATTACTTTATAGTTGAGATAGTAAGAGTTGCTTACAAACTGAACTGTTCGGGATTTCCGAACAACTGAAAACCGCCTCAAAAGCTCGGAGGCGGTTTCAGCTTTTTGGGGATTTAATTAAAAATCTCTAGTTTTTTCATAAAAAGTGTTGACACAGTGCATGCACTTTGCTATACTTAAGACATGGTTGAGGGGCAACCAAGCAATAATTAACAATTCGGCGGCGAGAAAGTAGGTACAAAAATGTTCAAATCAACCTTTCAGTTTTTCAGAGTTAAAATCACTGTAAAATTGGAGATTGTCAGAAAACGAAAAATTAAAACTAGAAAATAAAACCTAGAAAACACAAACACTAAAACAAACAATTGCCCCTCAACCAGTCGCCGCCAAGAAAGGATAAACTCAATGGAATACGTCGGAAAAATTATTTACAACAACATTAGCCAGAAACGCGATGACAGCAAAAACTTAACAATAGAAGACCTAATCGGTCACGAAATCGTCAAAGAGACCGAAAAGGCTGTGGCAATTGACTGGGCTGAGAGCACATCTGGCTACCACATGGACGGCAGCGACTTCGTTGGCAACTACCGCAAAACTCTGAAGTGGATACCGAAAAGCGCTATTAAAACTGTCTGTGGCGATAAAATGCTAATCCCTTACTGGGTTAAATAATAAGAATAGGAGGATTATAATGCTTATTGAAAAATATGAAATCTACTACAACGGTAAGTTGATAAAAACTATCGGTTATGGCGAGAAGACTTGGCTGGAAGCTGGTCTTCTCGCTGGCGGCACGACCATGACGATTGATGGCATAGAATACAACACTAGAGATTTGAAAGTTAAGGATGTGAGCTATGTTGAGAGAGAGGAGGTAAAAGATGGCGAAGACAACGCCGTTCGTGGCAGTTAGAATTGACAAAGATGTTTATGATGTTGTGGCTGAGGTTGCTAAAGAAATGAATCTGTCAACTACGTGGCTCATAAACGATATTTTGCGCAGGTCTGCTGAAGCGGCTGAAGTTGCAAAATCTGACGACGAGTGATAAACTGCAAGCGCATGGTTTGAACATCCATGTACCTATTCCGCCCTCTGAAAAATGGGGGCGGGTTTTTTGATATAACAAAAAACCTATTGACAAATAAGTAAAGCTTCGCTATAATTAGCAGTATCAGAATCATGAACTGGTAACCTCGGTCTTTATTGGCTGAGGTTTTTTGTGTTTCAAGACAACCTCTCATCCAATATCGATATATCGTAAAAAAGCTGTCAAGGGTTTTGCACCAAATTCTACAGTCTTTTTTACAACACATGTATAACGCCTCAGAAAACGATGGTGCTAGTTTTCTGTTGCTTAAAAGAGAGGGTAAAATGAAAAATATAGGGACTATCACTATAGACGAGCGACGAGTTCAGAAAATGCAGCAGAGATTGGGCAAGGCGACAAAGCTAATCACCGATGATAATTACCTGCCGATGTTCAGAAATCGACAGATCAATTATGCGAGAGAGTTCGATTATTCGATTAAATTGGCGA